TCCGCACCGTATCTTTACATATCCATACATCTCCACTTTGCTTTAAATCTATATCAGAAGCACTTGCGCTATCTGTGCTATCTGTATTTGCTACTCCAGCCCCAAGTAATTCAGTTCCAGATGATATGCTTGAATCAGCTGCAGTTCCCGAGGTTGCAGACATCTGAAGGTTAACAGCGTGTGTAGTTAAATTACTAGTTCTAGCAACCTTTGCCACCACTTTTGAGATAATAGCTTTAGCAGGAATCTTTGTATTCTTTATTTCTGTTATAACTGTATTATCGCTACTATCTGCATATCTTATCTGTTGCGCCACATTAACCATATGTTTTATATTTCCAACCAGTTGATTCGGTGCTCGCCCAGTCCACACAAGTCTGAAATCACTATTAGCCTGACTTTCTAGCTCAACATGTGTTTTTTGAGATGGATAAGAGGTAAGCCATCTTATATGCGCATCGACAAACTTGTAAGGAGTATAATAAAAAGGAACGCCATCAGAACATAGTATTTCCTTATGCTCCCCAGAATTATTAGAATTATTTACATTACCCCAGGTTTCGCCACTTCCTACGCTACTACCTGCTCTAAGAGCAAACTCATCGGATCCAAACAATAAAGTAATTCTATAAGCCTCACCTCTGCCTAATTCCTTATTTGTATTAATTCCACTTCCAGATCGCGGAAGAATTATAGAGTCAACAGTATTTTTATACCATTCATTACCTCTATCTATATAAACTATACTTCCCAGTTTACCACCTCGGCTCCCATCAAGATATAGTACGGTTCCATAAAATTTTAACTCAACATTAGTTCCATTAGCTGTAGCATTTACAGTTGAGCAACTCGTAGCCTGAACACCAGCGTTAGCTCCTTTATATGTTCCAATCGCAAAAGAAGTTGTGCTTAAAAATGTCTTAACTATTGCATGTTCTGGAATTCCAGTACCTACAACATTCATTCCAATCTTTATTTTTCCATTAAGAATATTTGTACTATCACATGTAATAGTAGAACTTCCGCTTGTAGTATCGCATGTATCGTCAGCTAAATAATCCATATATTTTTCACTTGTAGAGTCCGCACTACCAGTTCCAAAAGAAACTATGTTTTTCCTATTCATAGCATAAAGTATTTCGCCTCTTGTTTGGACTTTGGCATTAGCAGGAGCATCAACTGTGGTAACATACTGCCCCTGGTCAAATTTATTCATATCTGAAACTTTAGACGTTTCGGAAGATTGGTAACCTCCATCGAATGAAGTTAAAACCTTACCTTTTGTGTCGTCAAAGTAGCTTAAAACATCTCCTTCTTTTGCTTCAGTTTTAGGTATATCTGGAGCTCTATTTTTACTAGGAGTATTAAATGTACTTACTCGAGCAGACTTTTCAACTGGCCCACCTCTACCATAACGCTTATTTAATTTTGATGTATCTATTTTAAGAAAAGCCATTATGTTGCAGATACCTTTCCGTATATTTCTCTATACTCAATAGAAATGTCGTTAATATCAATTTTACTTGCATTGGTAGTTGGCCCATTAAATCTTAATGATATACTTTGACATTCCACTGGTGTTCCAAATGTAAATTTATGTATTTCCCAATTAGCAGCTTGGTCTAATGTATTATTTGCTATCTGCGTAGAGCCATCTCCATCTGTAGTAACAAACGTTGTACTTCCATTTGTCGTATAACTCAAAAAGTTAGATACATCATTACTATCAGAATGCTTGTATGTTATATACACATTGTAAATCTTTTTCTTTTTTGAAGGACTTCCAAAATCAATATCTTTAGTTGAAAAAAGAACCCCAGTAGAAGTCTGACTTTCTGACTGCCAAGACCTTACGGTTACAGTATTAGTGTCTTCTGAACCATATACTAAATCACCATTCCAATCGTAGTCAAAATTTGTAGAAATAGCTCCGCTTGTAAGTCTATTTTTCCCAAACCAAATTGATTGTGTCTCCATATCGTATACAACAACATCGGCTCCATTTCCTCCAAATGTTGTATTGCTTGTTGTACTGCTACAGTCTATATTTATAATTATTTCTTTATCTTTTTGAGAGTATCCAACAATAGAATTTGCTGTAATAAGCTTTCCCCAAGACTTGAATCCGTAATCATCGGTTCCATATCCGTTAAGTATCTTTCCTTCTGTTAATTCTGCTATTCCTCCACCTTCTTGATATATATATAAACCATTAGGATTCGCCCAAACCATTCCAAAATCTGTTTTAAAAACAGCAGCAGGATGAAGCACGCCCATTCCTTTATGGGCTGCCTCAAGAAACCATCCAGCTGGACTTGGATTTGATATATTAATAATAAAAAGAGTATCTTTTTTGAAAGCAAATAATCTATCACTAACAGATTCAAGTTTAATATACGCTTCAGCGTCGCCCTTAATTACATCTATAAATTGACTTGATGGAAAAACATCAGGTTTGTTTACAGGTGAATACATAATTCTATCTGCATCTTGAATCTGATTCCCATCAGCTCCTGTCATCTTTACATTAGCTACAAACATTCTTCTATTCGTAAATACTGCTGTTTTATATCCATCACTTTGATTTCCAATAATAAGAGGCCCATCGCTACTTCTATACCCATTTAACGTAGCATATGTATCAATAGGTGGGTCGGTCACAACGATAGAAACATTAGCTTGATTACTAGAAACTGTCCAATTAGAAAATTTATCACCTAACTTAGACCGTACACCATAGGCATGGTTATCTGACGATGTTCCTGTTATGTCTACGTCTACTAATAAATTCCATTCTCCCTGAGCAGCTGGCGATGTTCCACTTATTGAAAGACCAGATGCATATTTCCAATAAATACGAGCTCCAGTTAATCTTGCATCATAATCAGTCGCGGCAGTAGCATTAGCTGCGTATACAGTAACCTTTAAAGCCCTGTCATCACTTACATTATTTTTATCTAACCCATCAGCGCAAATTGATACAGCTGATTCCTGATTTCCGTCATATACGAAAGATATACCAAAGACATAATCGGCAGAAGTCCATGTTCCGTTCTCGCTTGCTGTTGACTCTACAGAAAAGTTAAATTGCCCATCGTCATAAGTTGCAGTCTCAACTAAAGTATTTTGACTTCCACTAGCAGTGGGCGCAGGTAATGTATTATTTCCCACATAAAAACCATCTCTACTTCTTCCAAGCTGACTTCTTTTTATATACATATAGTATTTTATTTGACTATCGTTTGTTAGATTTGTATCCGCTATTCGTATACCATTATTTATAGCAGTTATTATAGGTTTGCAATCAGTTTGGCCACTACTTACATCAGCTCCACTGGGAACAGCCCAACTGTTATTCGTGTAATCCCATAAATTTAATTCACCACTTTGATCAACCACGGCAAGGTAATGCTCGCCTGTATTATTGCCACTTTCATCATAATCTAATTCAAAATGTTTGAAACCATATCCTGCACTATTAGCAATATCAGTAGAGGCAAGTGTATTAATTGACTTTGATGAAGAGGAATTATCAACCTGCCTTGGCGTACCACTCCCATTGCCCATAGTTCTAACTGCACCAATTCTATCCCCAATTACGTCTTGGGCGAATCCAAATTGATTATCAGCTATATCCCTTGGACTATATTGGGAATTAACTCCACCTGCAAAATTTCTTAATGTTGCAATCGTTTTTGGCATTTATTCCTTTATTTCAAAATGTACTAAATCGTCAAATCTGTTATCTTTTGTCTTCGTATCCATATCCCAGTCTCCACCCCATCTAATTGTCATACCCATCTTTTTCGCCACTCCGAGTACAAAGCCACCAAAGTAGTGAAACCTATCACGATCAGACCAGTCAATAGGATAAGGAGCCACGTCAACAGCAACAGAGGGATGCTTATTATGCTTACCATTCGGGTACTGCACTTTACTCTTCCCGTCATTATAGGCTTTGTTTTGTGCTTTCTTTCCTCGGTGTCCCTCAAGTATGGTACAATCGAAATGCTTAACTACCTCTTTAAATAATTTCTGAAGTTTGGAATCGCAAGTATTAAGTCTCCTCTTAGAGCGAGAACTAAACCTTGGCACTAGCTCATCCCGTCTAAAAGCATTTTTACTTCTTCCCAAATCTCGTCATCTTTTTTAGATTTGGTTGCTCCAACTGCATAGTCACCTACTAATATAAGTAGACCTTTCATTCCATGCTTTTTTACTAATCTTTGTATCATTCTTTTTAACATTTTATTTCCCCGCTATTTTATATATTGATTTTTTAACTGAAGTCCACAATAAATCATCCCAAGTGGAAGGACTTAATGCGACTGCTTTATCTATTGCAAGTATGCCAATTACAACATACTCCCAATTTTGTACTAATATTTCTACTACTTCTTTCATAATTACTCCTAGTTAATTACCATTGCAATTACGGTCGAAATAAAGGAAGCTACGCAAAGTATGCCAACAGCTACTCCTTTCCATTTAGATATAATTTGTTCATTATACCTAATACGACCATTCTGTTTATCAAGATGAGAATCTACTCTTTTTATATGATGATATATATTCTCAACATGAGCATTTATAGAACCTATTTTCTCATCAAGGCTATTGCGATAGTTCCATACATCTTTATTTTCCATTGATTCTTCCTTTTAAATAAGCCAAATCATCCGTAACATCGTTTAACTCCTTGACGATATCTTCCCTATGGCGTTGTGATGTCTCGTCAGAACGATTCCATCTATCAAGCATTTTTAAAACTATCGCCTCTACATTACCCATCTTAGTTTCAGATTTTGCTATAGCTTGACGTATATCATCTAAATCTTCCGATTGATCTTTTTGACTTTTAATAAGATTCATTATCATGTACGCAAATAAAAGACATACTAATCCTATCGCACCATATTCCGCATATGCCTCAATCATGAAGCACTCCCCTCACTGTAATTTTAATTTTTTTCTCTTTTAATTCTTTAACTAAATCTAGCAACTGAGCCTTTGTTTCACTTGCCCCATACTGAACATCGCGAACATCAAGGAAGAACTTAATTTCATCCTTTGTATTAGAATCAGTTGGGTAATCTGAAGCCTGAGTTGCCACATAGTTAATGCTTTTATGTTTTCCCATATTAAGCCTACCGTGGGCAGGTTTATCTGGATGTTTCTTCTGACATTCTTTAGTATACTCTTCCTCAGCTTCCTTAAAACTATTTGTTGTCTTAACAATTTCACCATCAACGTCAATAAAATAATCATATGAAGATGGATATTTAATAGTTTCCTCATTGCCATTTGTATACTTTTTAACTCTTGTTAGACCAGGTGTGGTATTTCTATGAATTCTTACCCTATGTCCTTGACTGCACTTTCTAATAATCACTATCTCTTTAATCCTAGTCTTTGCATTAATGTTCTGTTTTGCTCTTCCAAATCTTCTATATGTTGTGTTTCCATTCCTTCAATAGAAGCATTTAGAATAACTATCTTATC